GACCAAACTTCCAAACTGATCCATAGTTTACAGATCTTCTAGGAAGTTTAGGTCTCTTGGCACCTTTACATAACCAATAGATTCTTTCATCAATCTGAGTAAATCTGTATCCAGAAATCTCAGGACCACTTCCCCTGTTCCAAATGATTTCTTCTCTGATGTGCCACTTAGTCTTAGGCAACCATGCCCAAGGGGATGTAGCATTTCCTTGAAGATATCTAACCTTATGGTTGTAAAACAGTGATCCACCCTCTTTGGTTTTATCAAAGAGAATATTCAGCAGTTCAATTTGCTGCTCTTGATACACATCCTCTGGCAGAGAATCATCAAACTTATCATACTCAATTTTGCGAAACAATCCACCACCAATCTTTTGTTTGTTGTATGGTGGTGAAGTTACAGTGCAATCAATAGAGTTGTCATCAAGTTGCTTTGCTAACTCAATGCAGTCTCCAGTTCTCAGATCAATCATAGGGTCTCCAGGGTTTTATCAGTATAGCACATCATTGGACCTTGATAAAGGGTCCAGACAGGTCTGCCTGACTAATGTTCATTTTTGATGATAGGAAGTATGCGTGTGTGATAAGTTCTGCTAATTTGCCTTGCTTCTTTGCTTCAATTGCCATTTTGATGTATCTCAAAATTCTTAATTTACTTCTCAACTTTACTGCAAAGTTTTTGCCAGAAGGATTTGGAGATTGGTCATCTAAGAGAAATGCTTTTTGAATAAATTCCTCTGGAGTTCCCTTTTGCCCTAAGTAAGAAATATTTCCAAAGTCTTTGCTAATAGTTCTATCAGAAACAAGACTTGCAAAATAAGATTGCCAATACTTTAGTTGCTGTTCATTAAATTTTCCATTTAGAGGGATATTATAATTAATATCTTCCCCAGTGTATCTCTTAACTAATTCTGCCATTTTTGGTGCAGGAATAGCACCATTTCTAGCAGTAGCATTTACATACTTTCCTTTGTTATTGGGAACTCTATCTCTAGGCTCTGTTGCATGGGCAGAAACACTAGACACTTTACTTTCCCAATAATATCTTTTGATGTATTTTCCTGCTTTAAATTGTGCTTCAAAGGTTAGGGAGTTTCCAGCAAAATCCATTTCACCTCCCCTCTTTGTAATTTCCATATAAGTAAACATATCTCCCATGATATCACCCTCATGAATATCAATTCCATCAGGACCAACATCTAGATTAGTTTCATATACATGTGATTCTGGTTCTGCTTTAGTTGGTTTTTTAAGAGAAATTCCCAGAAGACTTTTATCTTTTAATAGTTTACTTAGATATGCATTTACAGTTCCAACATAAACTTCTGGGGCAGTTGTTCCATCAGAAAATTCATCTTTTAAATTATCAATCATTGTTTTGATTTTACTTTCATCAGATGCCTTGACCATATAAACATCTGTGGTATTCCAACTATCTTTCTTTCCAGTAAAAATTTGCTGTTGATTTCTGTTAAAACTGTTCCAAATATAATCATAGATGTCTGTAGATTTCCCTGCAGGTATAGTTTTTGTTTTACCACCATACCTAGCATACTTCCAAGAAGTATCTTTATTACCCTCGCTATGACCAAGGTATTTAATTAAAGCTTTAGACTGCTTAAGGAGACCAAGATACCAATCACTATCCATATTTGGAAACTCAGACTTTAGATCATTGTACATGTCCAAGTCTTGATTTGGAGTTAGATCTGCTCCCTTCTCTACTGCATGATAAAAAGCAACAATAGATGCTGCCTCAAATAGATCTGTTTCAGCTACCATCTTTATCTACTGTTTAATATTATCTATCGTCTTCTGAACGATTTTCAGAGTAGAATACATCAAAAGCACCACCAGGATAACGCTTCTCAAGTTTTTCTACATTCTTTGCAATCACTTGATCAATAGGAGTTTCAAGTGCAATACATGCTTGCATTACATACCACATCAGATCTCCAAGTTCAGTAATCAAGTGATCTTTATTATCTTCATTCCAGGGTTTGCCTTGGAAAATCATCTTCTTTACAATTTCCAAAAACTCACCACCTTCAGCATTGATACCAACACCAGCAGTAAGCAGTCTCTCAATATTTGCACCTTTACGATCCAGTTCAACAATGCGATCTGAGAAAGCAACAAAGTCTCTAGATGCATCAGAAGTTACAGCATCTACAAAAGATTGATACTTGTTAAAATCAACTTGTTCAGTCATTAGAATTTAAAACCTGCGAATTTACTTTGTTTTGGTTCATCATCATAAGTATACTCTTCATCTTGCCCAGAGTCAAGGATATCATCCTGTGCCTTCTGTTCACAATCATAGAGTCTCATCTTTGCCCTATCAATACCAACAATGAACCTTTTGTTGACTGTAGGATCATTATATCTATTCTTCAATTGCTTCACCATAATCTGTCCCAACTGTTCCAACTCTTCTGTGCTAATAAGGGCAAACATAAAATCAGCAGTAGCAGGGAGACCAAAGGACTCTGAAGTATCAGTAAGTTCAACATCAGAGTTCCCATAACCACTCCTAGTGGTTTGGGTAGCAGAGACAATGGGAACATCGAATTCCACTGCCAATCCACGAAGTTCCTCTGCAATTGCCTTAACATAAGAATAAGAGTTGACAGAGAAATTTGACTTATACCTACTGGAAGCACAAATGTTAAGGTAATCAATGAAAATAATATCAGGTCTAAATGACTTCTTAAGAGACAACTCATTTAGAAGAGACTTGAAATGTCCTGTGTGTGCAGAAGCAGTTGGATACTCTTTGATGATTAGAGTTCCTTGAGTCTTCTTGGCAATACTATTTACTTTGTTATCAAACATTTGCTTGGGAAGTTCAGCAATGTCTTTGATGTTTACATTCAGTAGATTTGCGTCAATTCGTTCAGCAATCTTCTCTTCTGCCATTTCCATTGTAATGTACAGAACGTTCCGTCCTTGGAGCAACACGGCGCTAGCCATGTGGCACATGAATAAAGACTTGCCGACACCTGTACCAGCAAGTGCGACATTAAGAGTCTTAGAAGGTAAACCCCCTTTGGTAATTTTGTTAAAGTATTCAAGATCAAATGGGATTTTGTCTTCTTTTCTGTGGTAGGCATCATATCTTTCTTGATAGTCGTTTAGGTAGTCATGTCCAATGTGGTTATCAAAACTGACAGCAAGTGCATTCTGTAGGATGGATGGAATAGAATCTCTAGATTTCTTTTCATCCTGACCATCTGCAATCTTGATTGATTCCATCAGTGCAAGATAAATTGCTCTGTCTCTACACCACTTCTCAGTGGTATCAACCAACCACTTATTGTCCACTGGAGAATTATCTAGCAGTGAAACATAATCACAGATAGTCTTGTAGGTTTCCTCAGAAATGTCAGTTCTGTTTTCAGTCTCAATTAAGAGAACTTCTTTTGTTGCAAGGTCATCATATGCAAGGATAAACTTACAGATCTCTTCAAAAACTACTCTCTCATGAATATTTTCAAAGTAATCATCCTTCAAAAAAGGAAGGACTTTTCTACAGTAATCATTATTAAAAAGTAAATTTCTAAGAATTGTAGTTTCTACTTTCTCCATCAATAAAAGTCCTAAGGATTGCGTTTGTGATGGGGAACATCAAAAACAAAAGTGATTCTTGGTACATCCCCTATGTTAACTGCACTATGCAGCATTTTGTTGTTAAACCAAAATAATGTTCCTGGTTCCACAGTGATGGATTCATCACCCACACTATACATGTATTTGCCCTGGATGGAAAGGTGGTATCTGTCCTTTGTTGCATAGTAGGTTCCCTCATCAATATGGAATCCTACCTCTTGTCCAACAGGAAGTTTTAAGAAAGCACATCTACGATACTTTTTAAAATACTTATTCAGAATTTTAAAAATTTCAGTATGTCTATCATATGCTGGAGTGTTGATACAAATTTCACTATTGAATGCCAACTCTCCAGGTTTACTTACTCCACCCATCACTAACTGAAGAACATCCACTGTGGTTTTATATTTTGTAGGATCTACTTGCTCTGTTTTACCAGCAGACTTTTGTGATCCCCAATCACCTGGATTATCTTCAAGTTGCTTTAGAACCTTTGAAACATCAATTCCAGTTTTGATGATTCTAATATTATCCATATGAAAATTCTTGTCTGGATGCTTCATCAATTGCTTGCATTACATCTTCAGTAAAATACTTCTCTGGATTTTCCATGATGGTTTTACCATATTGAGACGTGCCATCAGGAACTTGATATCTAGTTCCAGACTTTACAAAGATCTCATACTTTTCTGCAAGATCAAGGAGACCATAGTATTTGTCAAGACCCCTCTCATCATAGAACAATCTAACTTCTACAGTTTTATTTTCTTTACTAAGTCTTGACTTGTGAGTTGTTGCCTTGATGATGTTACCAACAACCTCAGCACCATCTTTTTCTTTCTTCTTAGAAAGATAGATGATAGTAGATGCAGCATACTTAAGACCAGACCCACCACTCATTTCCTTCATTGGAATGTAGGAACCAACAACATCATAAGTATGATTAGTTACAATCATTGGAATGTTTG